TAAAAATTTATTACATGCACTTTCATCATTGTAATATTTTGGATTTCTTTTTGAGTAGTCATCATTGATTGATAATTGAAAATCAGGATTTAACCCCTTTGCTTTCAACTCATCACGATAATATGCTCTTGCAAAGTTTTTACCCATATTAAATCTAATATGAACTTCATCATTTGCCTCATACTCTCTACCCTCATCATCAACTTTCATAATTGGTCGTTGAACATAAAAGCAATTATCCTCATACAACTCGCCACCAGAACGATTGTATTTAGAAATCATTTTTCTAATTGTATCAATGTCCTCTTGTGGTTGATGATATCTTACAACTTTATTCATCATCTCTTTTGCTTTTTCACGCATAAGATCATATTGCTCTTTTGCTTGTATCAATTTGTCTTTTACTTTATCCTCATAAAAAGATTGAAATTGATCTGCAACTACTTTTCGCTTATCTGCGTTAAGTGTTATCTTTCTTTCTTTAGTCATGTTTCCTTTCTGGTTATTATTATTTATTTGCATTTAATTATAATTAGCACTTGACAATAGGATTGTCAAGTATTATATTGGATTAAGATTTAATTTGAACTTCATCGGATTTAACTTATTAAATCTTGGGACAACTTCTAGTTGTGCTGCTCTCCAGGGCACACGCACAGCTAGAACTGATCCCTGATCCCTGTGGATACAGGCACAACAAAAAGCAGAAGCTGTATCTGAGAATGTTGTGTTGCGCGACAGGGATCAGGGATCAGTGAGAGGGTGTACTAATTCCGGACAGCCTCACTGGTCCAGCTGGGATGGGCGGTGCATTGTGCATCGACCCTGAAGCTGCAAGCGTCAAGCTTCAAGCTTGACAGCTGGTCCAGGATATGATAGGATGTATTTAGAAAGGAGAACATATGCAATATGAAACAGGACGTACCGGATATGATACTGGTGCACCAAAAGATACAGACAATGATTTTTTGTGCGCGGTGCAATTGCAGCGTATAGCTAATTCTTTGGAAACTATTATTAAGATGGTGAAGAAGGATCAAGAGGCAGTTGATGCATACAGAAGACAACAAAATGACTAGAAGGATTGACAACCCAGTGGTTTTAATTAACCACTGGCGCTGGCTCGAGGCCAATGGCTACAAGAAGGAAGCTGCAAGCTGCAAGCAACAAGCTGCAAGCTTGACAAGAAAGAATTATAGGATTATAAAGGAGTATGAAAACAAACGAAGCACTTAAAATTATAGGCGGGAGCTTAAGCAAGCCTTCAAAAATGCCTGGCTGGTCAATTGGTTTACCTGCCAAAGAATGCAAGACTGGCGGCAAGCTCCAGAAGGTCCCGGGCTCAGTGTGTTACGACTGTTACGCGCTCAAAGGTTGTTATGTTTTTAAGGTTGTCCAGGATGCACAGTATCGAAGGCTGGCAGCCATCAAGAGCCCGGACTGGGTCCAGGCAATGGCTCACCTAATCAACAGTAAAAAGCCAGATGTATTTAGATGGCATGACAGCGGCGACGTCCAGGACTTGGACCACTTACAAAAAATTTATGAAGTCTGTAGACTGACGCCAGCAAAGCGTCATTGGATGCCAACACGTGAAGCATGGATCAAGAAATATTTAAAAGATAAACCAAACAATTTAGTCATACGATTCAGCGCGCCCATGGTTGACCAGCGGGCGCCTCAGTCGTGGCCCAACTCTTCAGAAGTGGTGAGCTCAGGGGCCAGCTGTCCAGCTGCAAAACAAAACAATGAATGCAGAGACTGCAGGGCATGCTGGGACGCTACAATTAAAACGGTTTCTTATGGAAAGCATTAAAGAATTCCCGCGTGGAATATCGGATCAGGTCATTAGCTTGTGTAGCAACTCGACGGAGTTAGCCCAGCGTGCATCCTGGTCCGGGCCTCAAGCAACAAGCTGCAAGCACCAAGCTTCAAGCGCCAAGCTCATTAAGCAACAAGCTACAAGCATCAAGCCCAGTTGCTAAGGCTTCAAGCTTCAAGCCACAAGCTTCAAGCGCCAATATCCCTGACCCTGGAAAAAGTTTCACGCACCCTGAACCGAGGTGCTCAATGCAGATGTAAGTGTTCTTAGGATGCTTCACATGGAAGGCAATTTGGTGTGGACTAAAGCGTACCTTGTTACCCTTCGTGACTTTTAATTCTACTGTGAAAAAGTGGCCAGAATTATTATAGCCCAATAGATCGGGAGTGCCATGTAAGCTATTATTTTCCAGTCTAATCCAAGATATTTGTGGTATAGATTTACGAAGTTTTTGATATAATTTACGCTCTGGTCCCATGCGTTTTTTAAAGTAACATTGTCATTCATTAATAGTCCTTCTGAAGTTTATCTGGCAAGATAAGACTCGAAGGTTTTTGTGTTTTTAAAACCAGTCTATGTGCAGTATGACCGGGCTGACCAATGATTGGAACATTATGCTCATGCACTTCCATTCTTCTAATCTGATACAATTTTCCATCTCTTTCTACGTAGATTTGTGCATTTTTAATAGCATCAGATCCTTTCGTAAATTGACTTAAAAATAATTGTAAGTCCTGTACTCTCATAAAATTTCTTAACCTGTCTGATATTGACTTTATAGGATAGTTACCTTAAATTGTCAACATGGGTGTACCAAAAAGATTAACAGAAATGCAACAAAGGTTCGCAGAGTTTTTAGTATTCGGTGGACCTGATGGACCAATGACACAAACGGAAGCAGCTGTGGCTGCTGGGTATAGTCCTAAACGTGCAAGACAAGAAGGATCAGAACTTTGTAATCCTAAACTATCTCCACTTGTTGTAAAATATATTGGTCAATTAAAAGAAGAGAGACTTAGAAAACATGAAGTAACTTATGAAGGTCATGTTGCAGAACTCGCTAGACTTCGTGAAGCTGCTTTAAAAAAAGGATCATTTTCTTCTGCAGTGAATGCGGAAGCAAACCGAGGAAAAGCAGCAGGGTTATACATAGATAGAAAAATAATAAAAACAGGAAAATTAGAGGACCTATCAGAACAAGAATTAGAAGCA